TTTGTTTGCTTGTAGTATTCTTTAAGTAGAGATTTGTCATCTTGTTTAGAGTAATCTTGATTTAATCTAACATACTCTTCTAAGCTTCCACCAGTTTCATTCATAAAGTCTACAACTTTTTGTATGTTTTCTGGTAATGGTTCAGCTGTGTCTTGAGACTCTTGTACAGCTTCTTCTACTTTTTCTTGTAGATTTTCTGTCTGCTCTTCGACCTCTTCGTCTGTAATCTCTTCAACTACTGAAGTTTGTTCTTCTTCTTTAACCTCTTGTTCTACAACAGGTGTATCTTTTACCTCTGTTTCTTCTACAGGAGTAACTTCTTCTTTTTTAGAAAGATCAACCTTTATAACGTCATCGCTATCTTGATTAACAAGTTGCTTAGGTCTTTTAGGTTTTTCTTTCATTTTCATATCTCCGCCTTCACTTGGTGAGGTTTCGATTTTAGCATCAGTTATAGTTTCACTATCCTTGATTGCTGCTGGTGCAGTTGGTAGTTCTTCGACTACCTCTTGCGGCTTTTCTTTTTCTGCCATAATATAATATTATAAAATTAAACGATTATTATCTCGGGTCAAAACTTCCTAGATTACCTAGGTTACCTAAACTATCATTACCCATTGATTCAAACTTTTTAGGTGATTTATTGTTATTTCTTTGATCTATTAATTCAGATTGTTGACTAGCTTGTATTCTAGTTCTTTCATCTTTACGATCTTCTTTGTTAGTTTCTTTGTTTTTTGTTACATTAAGCTCCATGTTTTTAAGCCTCATGTTAATCATAAACTCATGATTCATAAGTTCTTTTTTGATTTGAGCTTCTTGTTGCATTTTCTTTTGGCCTAACATCATTTTAGCTTCTTCAAGCTGCATCGTACTTTGCATCAAAGCTTGGTTTTTTTGCACTTCTGCTTGTGCAGCTACCTTTTGAGCTTGAGCATTAGCGTTAGCCTGAGTTTCTATATTTTTTTGTTGTAGTAGTTCATCTCTTTCTCTTTTCTTTTTTCTTCTAACCTTCAACAATTCATTAGCTAATTTAACATTTTTAATGTTTCTAAGATCAATAGCATCTTCTAAGTCTATCATTTGCTGACCTAAAGCTACTTGAATATTGTTTTCTAATAGTTGTTTTTCTTCTTCATCAGGAGCTACATCTAAGAATATACCAAAATCATACAAATGTAAACTAGCTATATCTTCTAATGTACCAACATTGTGACCACCAATCTTTTGAATAAAAGCTTCTTTTGTTGGTGAATATTCTAGTATATCAGATATTCTTAATGATATAGACTCAGCTACTTCGGCTGTAAGATACAAACCAGCATTTAATATATGTCTAGTAGCAGTGTTACTATTAGCGGCAGCTAATTTTTGTACACCTACTAAAGCTCTAGAATCAGGCGTACTACCATCTCTAGCTTCATTTAAACCAGTAGTATCTCTAATCATTTGCATGTAGTAGTTATAGTTTTGTATTAAAACAGGTATTTTACCACCACCATTACCACTTGTTATTTCTTGAATAGGTATTTTACCAGGATTCATATCACCTTCTGAAGTGAATGATCTACCAATTACAGAACCCGTTTGAAAGAACATATTTAATGCTTCTTGTGGGTTGTAGTTAGTTCCATTACCTAAATCTATTTCAGCAAGTCCATCAGCATCTAAATATATACCATCTGGTACCATTCTTGATAACACTTGTTGTATTTTTAAATGAGTTAATTGAATCATATCAGCAAAACCAGTTATACGTTTTACTAATGACTCGATCTTACCTTTATACATTCTTGGTGCAACTATACTATAATTCATTTTAACTTTAGTATAATCACTCTTAGGTCTCATCATGTTCTTAGCCATTTCCCACTTAAGTAGTTTGTCTGTACCTAAAACTAAAGCACCTTCATATAATACTTCTAATGATCTTTCTATTTTTTCATATTGACCAACCATATCTTGTATAGGTGGATCGAAAGTATCATCTCTTAGTATAACTTTACTACCACCACTCATAGTATCTTTAACCTTATAAACTTCGTTCATGTAAGTTTTATAGTTAAAGTATAATATATCTACTGTATTTTTATCAGCTCTATTACTGCTACTGGATGTTCTATAATTTAAGTTTGATTTTTGATTAGGTTGCTTGATGATCTTCATCAATTCGTCTTGATCTAAATTAGGAAACTCTTTTTTTAATTCATTTATAGGTATCGTCTTTACTTCACCCACATAGTATAAGTCATCAAAGTAAGGTGACTCAGTATGTGAATAAACTATATTAGCAGGATCTACATATTCTATTTTAACACCTTGTGAAGTTGTAAATCTATCTTTTACACAAGCTATACCTATAGTTGTTATGTCGTAATATAATCTTTTTCTTGTTTCAGAAAACTTATTACCAGCTAATATAGTAGTTATAGCTTGCTCTTCAGCTAGCTCAACCTCTTGTTTATAACTAAGCTGCATGTGTAGGTTTAACTCTTCTTCACTATCAGGTAGCTTTTCAGGTGGATTTTCTTGTAGACTTATTCCTAACGATTCTTGAGCAAATTTTATAAGCTCTTGAGTTTCTATGTCTCTCATTATAGATTCCATATACTCAGTTCTTTTACTCATTCCATAAGGATCTTGAGAATAAGCTTTTATATCGTAGGTTCTTTCTGCCATACCGTTAACAACTATATCTACAAACTTAGGTATAATAGGTACAGGTTTCCAGTCTAAATTAAGATAAGACAAATCACCGTTAATAGATAATTCATCTTTATATTTTTGTATTGATTGCTCTCCTCTAGCGTATAGTCTTAGTTTGTGATATTCGTTTTGGTTGTTGTAGAATCTAGTATTACCAGAATCACGATCAAACCAATCACTCTCTATAGCTTTAGCAACTTTTAAACCATAGTCACGTCCAACCTTCTCAGAGTCGCTGACAACTTGACTTGGAAAATAACCTTTTGTAATTGATTCTGCCATTTGTTAATCTATTAATTTTGAATGCATCCCTTTATTTTTAAATTTTGATATGCTTATATTTAGTTTCTGTCTTTTTACTTCTGCATTAGGTCTATATAAATGTCTATTACAAGCCATTATAGCTAATCCCGAACTAATTGCAGCATCAAATTTTGTTCTATTGTTTATATCAAACTTAGCCCAGTCTTGTAATGTTTCAATGAAATATAAATCACCGTGTGTTCCATCTATTTTCGTACCAACGTGATCTTGTATGTACATTTCAATTGCAGCTGCATGAGCTTGTTTTATGTCTTCGCTTGAGTTAGGTATTCCACCAACTTCTTTTTCAGCAACAGATAGCTTGTTCCAAGACTTATCTGGTCTATTCATTGAATATCCTCTATAACCACGTCTTCTCAAATAATACAATAGACGAGGTTTATTATTCTCTGCTAATATAGGCATCCCGTAAAATACAAGTGCCATTAGAACGTCTTCAAAGAAGATCTCGGCTGTTTGAGGTCTAGCTACATACTCTAAAAAGAAATGTGCGGGAGGACAATCCTCCATACTAAACTTTGTTAAACCGTGCAAAGCACCTTTAGATCCTTTACCATCAACTGTGCCAGATATATCATAAGAGTCACATCCAAATGAACCCATGTGTTCGTTAGCAGGATATTTAATTCCATTTTTTATTATATGCTTATTTTGTAATTCAGACTTAGGCGTCCAGCTAACTTTAAATCTACCGTTAGCATTTGGGTAAAATATAACTTTACCATCTTTAACACCATTAACCCATTGAAAATTACCTTTTGTCAAAGGAACATTAAGCTCCTCGTTGTAGTCTATTTGCTCGTATATCTTTGCTAAATTAAATATACTGTTTTGTGTCTCATCTCTGAAAGCATGTTCTTCAGTTCTTGGAAATTGCCTGTAAAATTCATTTAAAGCATCTCCATCATTTTTTAAGCCATCAACTTCGTTTTGCCAGTGCTCGATGATTCCCATCTCGATGTATTCTCCGTAAGGTCCTTTAACCTCTTGCTCCGGCGTATCAAAGACAGGGTGTCCATAAGCATCAATGAATCCTTCGTAGTTCCATTCCATAGGTATGAACAAAGAATATAATCCTGTGCTAGTCTGTCCATTACGGTTTCTTTTTTTAACATCTGATCCATTGTAAAGTTTTTTGAAGTTATCTCCTCCTTTGTCTAGAGCATTTGATGTTGAACCCATCATACACTTACCTATAATTCTAGAACCTAATCTAAGGGTAGTTTTAGTAACACGCCAGTTGTTTAGTATGTTATTAGGTCTTTCCCATTTACCACTTTCATCGTGAGCTAGTAGTTTTAGTTTTTCACCATCATAACTATTATCTCCTGTATTTTTCCAATCAATGGTAGTGTCTAATCCTTGTAAGTCTT